TTCAAATGTTCACTTTCAACAGCGTCATCTGCTATTTTTGCTTCTGTTATTGCATCTGCTTGTATACTCGCAGTGCTAACACCTAAAGCAGGAACATCAATAGTTCCTACACTCTTTGCTTGGTGGACAACATAAATATTGTTTGTGCCGCTAGGAGGTGCACCAGTAAACGATAGTGTTGTTCCAGAAACAGTATATGCTGAGTTAGGGTCTTGACGTACATTACCAACAAATACTTCTAAGTCTAAAGTAGATGAAGGTGCTACATCTAAAGTAAAATCAGTTGTACTACCATCACCATTAAACCTCTTACCTTGAAGAGATTGAAATTGGTTTCTGGTATCTATAGGTGTTCCTATATAACCCATCTTATGTAATCTCCATCATTGATATAGCAATGTCTGCTGATCCAGATGCTGTCAAAGACAACGTATCTGTAGCTTCCATTACCACTTTGTTACCTGCAAGTAGCTCCAACGTTCCGCCAACAGGAATCGGTGCATTAGTAACTAGCTCAACCGTTTGATTGGCTTCGTCATTCGCCCCTGCTCTGTTAGAGGTATCTGAAGCTAAACTAACTGTAGCAGTGATCTGACCAGTGGTTGTATTACCTACCATAACACCTAGAACTACTGTGGTTGTAGAACTGGCAACAGTATAAATAACATCAGCACTAGTAACGCCTGCTTTAGTTACAAGTTTAAAAGTATTAGCCATTTATCCTCCTTATAATATTAACCGAGAGCAATCGCAAGAGCCGTCGGATCTCCAATGTATGTTTTCATTCTAGATAGCGCGGCTTTTCTATTCGTGCCGCCTGCACCATCGTCTACTACTATTAAATCAGCATCTGCAAGGTCAGCTCCTATATCAGTGCCACCATCGATATCTAAATTAGCAATAGCAAAAGCTCCTGCACTAGCACCAACGTATGTTGCTATTCTAGAAGCCGCCATTTTTCTGTTAGTGCCACCAGCACCATCATCAACTATGAACAAGTCTGCATCAGCTAAGTTTGCGCCGATATCAGTTCCACCGTCAATATCTAGTGTTGCTAAACCAACAGTATTGTTTGAATTTGTAATTGTTTTATTTGTAAAGGTTTGTGTTGATGCAATACCTGCAATCGTATC